CTGGCCGAGGGTGATGTCGAGCCCCTCCCAGGCCTCGATCCCGACCGCGACGCCCTCGGTCAGCTCGCGATGCGACAGCACGACGGGATCGCCGCGCCGCAACAGGCGGTTTTCCAGCTCGGCCTCGAACGCGACGGTGACCGAGCGAAACCGCGCGGCGCGGAAATCGTGCCCGACCTCGCGCAGAAGATGGTCGTGATCGGTGATGCCGAAATAGCGCTCGCGCCGCTCGCGGCCCGTGATCGCCCCCACGGCGATCTCGGCGGGCCGCCATGTGCGCGCATCCATGAACTGCGCGACAAGGCGCTCGGGCCGCGCGCTCACCGGCAGGCGGGGGCGGATCGAGAGCGAGCCGCGGCGGATGTTGCGCTCGCAAAAAAGCTGACGCGGGATCGGCTGCGGCGCGTCGCGCCAGATGCGGATACGCCGCCCGAGCTGATCGGGCTGCGCGCGGCCCGCGCGCAACGCGGTCTGAAGCGCCTCCCATAACGACAGGCTCTGATCGAACACGGTATCGAACCGGTCGCCGCGCGCGACCCATATATCGTGCAGCGCCATGAGCTCGGCCATGTCGAGATCGTCGAGCCGGCCATGCATACGGGCGATCTCGGCCACCGCCCAGGCGATCTCGCGGGTGGGCTGCGGCGCAGACCACGCGACACCATCCCAGACCGGCAGCTTGCGGGTCTTGACCGCGCGCACCTGGCGCGCCGATTGTGCGGCAAAGGCCTCACCCACCTCGGCGCGCACGGCCAGAAGCTCCATCCCCTGATAGATGCGCCCCGCCGGGAATATTCCCTTCAGCCCGGCCCAGATCGCCGTATCAAAAGTCTGGTTGCCGCCCTCGGCCGTCAGCCGCGTGAGCCGCAGCCGCCAGCGGCCCTCGGGCACGAACCACTTGTGCGACGAGCGCAGCGCCGAGCGGGTGGCCCCGGTGAACGAGAGCACCTCCAGCTCGACCGGATCGCCAAGGGCGGTGTCGTCATCGTCGATCATCTGGGCCTCGACGCGGATATCGACGCTGCGCGACTGGTTGTTGCCGTTCGTGTCGATGGTGACGAGCTGCTGAAAGGCGATATCGACCTCGACCGCCACCGCGCTTCGCCCGGCGGGCACAGCCGCGTGCCAGCCGATGGTTGCCTGCGGCTCGAGCGCGAGGCCGGTCACATCGCCTTGCGTCCACACCGCCTCGTCCATCAGCGTGACCGCCTCGCCAGAGCGGATATGCTGGATTTCGATACCGGGGAGCGTGCCGGTGGCGGCCCCGTCCTTCCACACCGTCACGTCGCCCAGGCGCACCTCTTCAAGCGCGTGCTCGCCCATTCCCAGGCACAGGAGTTGATAGACGATCTGTGCATTGTCGATGAAGCGCACGAAGGGGGGGCTTACGTCATCGAGCTGGTGGATATGGCGGCCGAACTGCACGGGGATCGGCGCGCCCGGCCGCGCGATCGCGCTTTGCGCGCGGGCCGAGAAGGTGGGCGAGACCTCCTCGGCAAAGCCGGTGAGCGCGGGCGGGCTGGGCGGCGGCAGGATCGCGTTGATGACAAAGCCGCCAATGAGGTTGATCGCGCCAAAGGCAAGCTGTCTGCCCGAGGCAAACCCAAGGCTGCCTGCCAGCCCGCCCAGCTTCCCCCCGAGTGCGGGCGCGAAATATGCCGCCGCCGCCAGCACGGCGATCTGCAACACGAGGCGCAGCGGGTTGGTGCCGCGCCCGCCCTGCGGCACCTGCGTGATGACGAGGCGGTATCCGTCCGGGATCACGGTATCGCCCCGCGCCGCCTCGGGCACCGCGCCGAGATCGCGCAGCAGGGTTTCCAAGTGATCTGATCGGATATCCGCCACATCCGCCACAACAGGCGCATCAAACGGGCGCAGGAACACGGCGAGATGCTCGCCGCCCAGCCCGCCGCGCGCGCGGGCCAGTTCACCCACGTGTCCCGTTCCTCCCGCGCCAGCCGGAACACCAGCGCCAGCGCGCGGGCCCGCTCAATCAACTCCCCCTTCAACTTCTGGAGCCGGATGCGCCGTTCCTGCGCCTTCAGCACCTCGTTCGCCGTCTTCGCCTGCAGGAACGTCGTGCCGCTGCCGACGGCCGGGACCGCCAGACCCTGTTCGCGGAGCGTGTCTCCGACCGCTGCCACTGCCGCCTCGGGGACGGGCTTCAGCTTCGGCGTGGGCGGCTTTCTCGTCTTCGACGGGTCCGTCGTCTCGGCCCGTCTGGCGTCGCTGGCGGCCGCGTTGATGCTGCCGTCGGGATAGAGGACCAGCCGCTCGGCCGTCTTCGCCTTCTGGATCGCGCCCCGCGACAGCCCGACATGCGCGGCGTACTGGCGCTCGCTCATGCCCTGCATCGACAGCTCCAATTATCATTCTGAATCATGTGCTTATCGAGTTGATAAGCGTCGCCACCGGAGCGAACGTCACTCCAACAAAGCGATGCAACTCACCAAGGAGCCACCACGATGACAACCCGACTGAACCCGATCACCACCCCGCGCTTTGAGGCCCGCGCCGAGAAGGCGCGCCGGAACAAGGAAACCGCGCTCGCGGCCTTCATCGGCAAGAAGGCCGAGATCGACGAGATGCTCGCCCGCCTGCAGGCGCTCAGCGACGACCATTTCAACTGCGCCCCCGACGAGGTGGGCTGGGCCATGGTCGGCACCCTCGAACACTACGCCAGCCTCCTGAAGCGCATTACCGACAGCGCTTTCGGCGAGGGCGAACACGCCCGCTGATCTCCGGCACTGCCGGAACTCCCGCCGCGCGCCCTGCGCGGCTCGGGGTCGTAGAAGGCGCCGCATCACGCGGGCCCGAAACACGGAGACGATCCCATGACACAGATCCAGCTTTCCGATGCCCAAGCCATCATCCTGTCCGCCGCTTGCGCACGCAAGGACGGGGCAATCTTCCCTGTCACCGCCAACATCAAGGGCGGCGCTGTCGGCAATGTCTGCAAGAGCCTCCTGAAACACGGGCTGATCGAGGAAATCCCGGCGACCGACCTCAACACCGTCTGGCGGCATGATGAGAAGCGTGGACCGATCACGCTGCGCGCCACCCCGCTGGCCTGCCGCACCCTCGGGATCACGGACGAACAGCACGAAACGCCGCCGACCGAGATGCCACCCGCGCCGGTCCAACACCGAAAGGGCACCAAGCAGGCAAAGCTGATCGAAATGCTCCGCGCCGAGGGCGGCGCGACCATCGACGAGATCGTCGAAGCCACCGGCTGGAAACCCCACACCATTCGCGGCGCCATGTCCGGCGCGCTCAAGAAGAAGCTCGGCCTGACCATCACCTCGGAGAAGGTCGAGCAGCGCGGACGCGTCTACGCCATCCGCGACTGAGGCCATTCGAGCCAACCACCGCCGCCACCCCCGGGCGGTGGATTTTCATTCCGCGTTTCTCACCCGGATCGCCTCGAACAGCCGCCGCAAGAGGTAACCACGCACCAGCGAGACGCAAACAAAGGCGAGGCCGATGGTCAGATGCTGCGTGAGCCCTGTCTCGATCCCGAACCATGGGAACACCACGATCTGCGTGGCGATGGCCAGAACGTAGCCGACGATCACGTTGGCTACGGCCTCGACCAGCGACATGAGGCGGCTTTGTTTCATGCCGCGGCTTCCTTGTCTGCCGGTGTGAGATCGAGCCTTTCTGCCTTCACCTCGGCGAAGGTTCGACCGTCGCCGTCGAGGATCGCATCCTTTCCCGTCTCGGCCTGCCAACGCTCCACGGCGACATCGACATAAGCCGGGCTGATCTCCATCGCGTAGACGCGCCGGCCATTGGCCTCGCCCGCCATGATCTGCGAGCCGGAGCCCGAGAACGGCTCGTAGCAGAGCCCGCCGCGGGCGACGTGCTGGCGCATGGGGATGCCGAAGGCGTCGAGCGGTTTCGGCGTCGGGTGGTCGGGGCGCTCGTCCTTGGCGAAAGACGGCATCTCCCAGGTCGAGGGCAGCGTCTCCTCCGCCACCTTCGGCGGGCGGTGCGGGCGGCGCCAGCCCATGAAGCAGGGCTCGTGCTTCCACAGGTAGTGCGACCGGGTCAGGACACCGCGGTCCTTCACCCAGATGATCTGCTGGTGCACGAAGGCGCCCGCCCTTTCCCAGCACTCTTCCAGCATCGCCTGGCGGCGCGAGGCGTGCCAGCAATACCAGGCCGCATCCTCGGTGATGGCTTCCGCCACGGCAGCAGCTATGAAACCGTCGTAAAGCTCGGCCCCCTGCGAACTGTCGTCCCAGGTGGTGCCGTAGGAGGCCGACCAGTCCTTGTTGCGGGTCGGATGGTTCGAACCGTCGTAGTCCACGAGATACGGCGGATCGGTCGCGAACAGCACCGCGCGCTCGCCATTCATCAGCCGGCGGACATCCTCATGGTTGGTGGCGTCGCCGCAGAGCAGCCGGTGGTCTCCAAGAAACCAGAGATCGCCCGTGCGCGATGCCGGGTTGCGCGGCGGCTCGGGAATGGTCACCGGCGGCACGGAGCCCTTGGAGCCACCTTCATCTTCACCGACCCCGTCCGGGTCGAGCGCGAGGAGTTTGTCGAGTTCCCCGTCCGAGAACCCTACCAGCGAAAGGTCGAAATCCTCGGCCAGCAGCTCCTGCAGTTCTGCCGAGAGAGCGGCTTCGTTCCATTCGGAAAGCTCGGTCAGCTTGTTGTCCGCAATGCGATATGCCCGACGCTGCGCCTCGCTCAGATGACCGAGTACGATCACCGGCGCCTCTGTCAGCCCGAGCTGCGCCGCGGCCAGC